CACCACCCCAAATATTGCCCAAAAAAGTAACATTTGGTTCTAAAAATGCTCGTGGACTTAAGGGGTTTCCAAACCATGAATAGCGTGCTCTAAATTGAAAATGCCTATTGAGATTAGCACCACTTGGATCGTGTGTTTCTATGACATTAAGAAATACTAATCTTCCTTGAAACGGAACAATAATTCTGGCTGTCGTTATATAGGATCCATCAGGTAATATAACACCACTACTTCCTGCACCGGGAACAGCATTAACTGTTTTAAAATTAGTCCATGTAGTACCGTTCCAGTACCTAATAGGGTCATCTATTGCTGCATTAGGCGCAACATTTACCCCTGCATTAAAATTTGTTGCAAATAAAAGTGTTAAGAAGTCATCTAATCCTTGCCAGTTTGCAGTCTGAAAGTAATCTCTATTATCACCAACCCAGACCGCAGTACCTATACGTACCCATGCGGTAGTTACAAACTGATAGGCAAATCGAGTATCAAAGGCTATAGTTGGTTGATTATTTATAGAACCAACCTCATAGTTGCATATTCCCATAACCGGAAGACCGGGATAAAAAAAGAGGTTTCCTACACTAGCACCTACAAACGTAATCTGGGAGGCACCGGTAACGGTTGCAGTTATGGTTCCTGTAGTGAGTAATGGTTGTCAAATACCTGCATTAATGACGGTAAGTATGGTAGTTCCTACAGAAAATTGTTGCCCTACAGCAACAGGTATAGGCGTTGCGACAACACCAGGTGCATAGGCACCTAAGTCTGCTCTCAGTCGAGACAAAAGTGGTGCGGTTGCACTGGATGGCGCTCCCGATCCCATAAGAATAGATCCATGCCTTTTAGTTACCTTACTGCGAAAAATATAGGCATTCTCTAAACGAGTAAATGCATTTTCAGGTATAAGCCATGGAGGCATATCGGTCCGCAGACCTTCATTCATAGGAGCAATCAGAAACCTTTGTGCCATATTATATTCCTACAGTAAACCAATACACATTTCGAGCACCACCGGTAGTATTTGTGAAGGATATATTAGGAATTGCCGCAAATGTAACCGTAATAGCTCCGGTTGCAAATGAGGTGAATCCTGTTGCTTGAACATTAAATATCTGGGTATAGTTAGGTCCCAAAGTTCCGGCAGCATTTACATTAAGGTTAGTAGGTCCACCATTGGGTACATTAAATAGTCCCCATTTGAGCAAAATACCTGAAGGTAAATAGGTCCATCCGGTTGCATTAGCTGCAGGAGCAGCATTCGTTGCCAAAATAGATTCAGTAAAAGGAATATTTCTATTTGTAGGACCCTGAACCTGAATTCTCCCATATGTTTGTCGTATTCCCGGTACATGCGTACCAGCAGCAGCAAAAAATCCATTTACATTGGCAGCAAAAGGAACTGTTGGTGGATTAGGACCTAATGGCAAAGAAACTTTTACATGCATACCTTGTGTCACACCATTAAAGGGACCATGGTCAGTATTAACAAATCTATCTATCTCTATAAAGTTATTCAGAATTTCATTTTGCGATTGATTAAGTTGGTCAGTTGGTTGGGGAATCGCATTATTATATGCCATTTTTTATCCTATCAGTATTAAAAACTACCTTGACCCCAATTATAACCTGAATTAGAACCAGTATGTCCAGTATATATGGTTGCAGTTCTCTCTTTTGTTTGCTGTACAATTGTACGGCGTAATATTAAATTTTCTTGCTGTTTAAATTCAGGCATGATCTGGTCAATACTGTCACTATCAGACCTATCTTCGAATACTTTCTTAGCGGCACCGTAGGCTATATATTGCCACCATTCTTGAAGTTCTGGTGATTGATTGATTGCTAGAAGTTCAGTAGGTCTACGATAGACCTCAAACTGTACTGGATATCCTTTATCAGGAACTGGTCGAAGTGTAAAAATATCATTAAAGAATAGCATTGAGGTTGGTTGTGCAGCTTGGTAAGGAACAGTTTCTGCCCATATAGGTTCATTTGGACCAGGAGGTGAAACAAATGTAATAGTAAAGTTACCCGTGAGATAGTCAATAAAATTAGGACCAGCACCTATCTCACCAATAATATTTCCAATGCCATCATCATGTAAATTAAATGATACTCCAATAGAATTTTTTGCAGTAAATGTTACATGGTTTCTTAAAATAGGAGTAGATGTAACGGTACCTGAAAATGTCATTAATACTCCATCAGCAGTACCAACTCGCTGTATAAAGTTATTAAAAGGCCACCAGTTAAAAAATTCATTTCTATTTTGTGAGAGCGTTATTTGATACCCAGCAACAAAAACAGGATCATGAACTGTTAAAAATATCTGCTTAAAGTCCTCAAGAGGATTTCCGGGCAATGTAGTCGTCTCATACGTATCTCTATTAGCTTCAGTATAAAATGTATGTGTTTGACGTAAATTAAACAGACGAAGATGTTCAGGAAAATCATACTGAACAAAGGTATTTATATACTCATCTATTTGAGCATCGGTTATTTGAGCTTCTGAAGGAGATCTCGTTAATCTACGAACCTTTATTCTAATTGCATTTAATGTTGATTCTGCCATCTAATCTCCTAAAACATTTCGCGTAGATTGTGTCAATTTACTATTTATTTCGCCTATAGGTATAACTTGAGCAACCGCTATAATAAATGGTGAGGGATCAGGAGGTATAACAAACGGATCGAAGTTATAGGTATCAATATCTATATCAAAGGTAGTACCGCCGGTTACCGCAATGGTGCCAATTTTTTGGTCGGCCTGTTGCATACCCCAACCTTCAGGAATAAAAAGTCGAACAATGTCGCCCGTCTCATAATTATGATCAAAGCTCGTTGTTACAGATGCAGGGAAAAAGTTGGATATAGCAGTAATAAGTCTCATAGCGGGTTGGTAGGTAGGATTTTGATATGCAAATCCATTCGGTACCGGCATAATTTCCCTTTAGCTTCCTATAGATTGAGCAGTGTAAATAGTAGCTTCACCTACAGGATTAATATCATCTTCATCAACAAATTCTAAACTCTGAAAACTACAACGTCGTACTTTCTTTTCTATACGATATTTGTTCGTGAATTTACCTTGTTCGTCCATTTCATAATCATATACTGGATACCAGCAATTTTTATTAAGATGCTTAGCAACCATAAGTGGTAACGAATATACCTGACCATCAATAAGAGTATACGAAAGCACTTCGTCACCTTTGTACTTTTTATATACAAAATTCAAGCTGCCTCCTGGCACTTCATGAAACCTAAATATACCACGAACCATTTCATGATCCTTAGCATACTGATCATCTCTTTCTTTTTTAGAAGGAGGTAACGGTTTTGTTGATTTTTTAATACTTTCTAATTCTGTCATTATTACTCCTTAGTTTTCTTTATACGTTTTATAGGGGCACAAGGCCCCTATAATTTAGTTATTCACTGCAAAAGATTTACCAGCGACCCAATATATTATATCAGCAGCGGCACCTGCAGGACCTGCAGCTCCACCAACTAAGGTAATACCTGTAATAGCAGTATTTCTTGTAGAATCCGCTAAGATATCAACACCGGCAGTCAATGCAAATCCAGTATCTTCTCCTATAGGAACTATCTGAGCAGGACTAAATGGAACTGCGATAGAAGCAGGATATGCTTCGTTATTAGCAGCACCAAATACGTTCCATACACCGAATGTTGAAGTATCAATATCCAATTGAATATTGTTAGCAACACCACCGTTAGTAGGTTCGTTACCAGCTCGAGCTACGTTTATTGCAATGATAGTAGCTTGTAACCCATCAAGCGCTGCATAGTTTTCCCACACAGCTGGACCACCTGGGAATACAAGACGCACTTTTTGACCAACCGTAAATCCATGCGTAACTGACATGTATACTTTAGGGTTAACAGAATTTTCAACCCAAGTAATATATCTCTTGCGTGGATAGAACATTGCATCAAATGGAATAACTCTCCAGAACCCTGCAGTTGACGCTGTTGAGTTCGTGAGGTTTATATTACCAACAGTAAAGGTACCACCACCTGCAGCAGTTACCGTGAAATCAATACCAGCTATTTGTGGCTGGTTATTAAGATCTTCAAAGCGAACTATGCTTCCAACACCAGGTAATGCAACCGCAGTTGTTACCACAGGAGGGTTAGCAGCTGTTATAGCTGTCAATGCATTAGCAATACCAGGAACTACTAGTGAAGAATCTACTAACACAAATCCTGCACCCGCAGCAAATTGTCCTATAGTAACAGGATCACTAGCAACAGCACCAAGCTTTGTCCAGAAAAGACCAAGCTGTCCTGTCGTAGCCATGCCTCGTTGCCAATAGAATTCATAAGCTAAATCTGCAGCACCTTGCGCAAGAGCAGTGGTATTATAGACCCGTATCCAATCTACACCCTGTCTTAGATTCAATGTTACATCTGCACCAGTCGATACGAAACGACCTTGTTCTATTATAGTATCATACGCCATTGTCGTCTCCTTACGCTCTTGTTACACGAAGGTTAATTACCCACGCATCGTTAAGAATTCGAGGAACTTCGGCAAATTTATACCCAACAGATGCATTAAGTGCTAATGGACTATCATATATAGGAGGTCTATAGATAAATTGAGCACTATAACCATCTTGCTCTATACATGCGTATGCTTCCATACCTACACAGAATATATTGTATACAGTATTACCAAGTGCAGACGCATTAGGAGTAATTGATCCTATAGATGAAACCAAGAATCGTAGGTTACCAATAGA